CTATCGAAGGAGGCAGCGAGCGGTACCTGTACCGCGGCGCACCGATCGGCAGCGGGTACACGGCGGACGGCATCAAGCACGCGCTCGCGCTCGGGCTCATCGCTGTCGTCAAGGCACCATCGTCCGCCGAGAAGGCTACTGCCGAGAAGGCCGCTGCCGACCAGGCTGTTGCCGACCAGGCTGCTGCCGACCAGGCTGCTGCTGAGAAGGCTGCTGCCGACCAGGCTGCTGCCAGAACCAAGAAGTAACAAGAAGGGGGTGGTGGAGTGATCGCGCTAAACGAAATCAGCAGCGACGACAGTCTCGCGCGGCGTGTGCTCGTGCGTGCCCGCTCTATCGCCCCCTGCCTCGACACTCTGGAGGGTGAGCCGCGTCTCGACGCGATCGCTATCCTGACGGGTGTCGTTGCAGAGATTCCCGCCGCGGGCTCACGTCGGGTGCGGTCCCGTTCTCGGAACGGCACATCAGTGAGCTACACCGACGTCGGGGCGGCGTTCACTAGCGACGACATCCTTGGACTGCGCGCGCTGTGCAGTATTCAGCCTGTCGGGCTGCCGATCGGGAGCTTCCCGATTGAGCAGCCCTTCAGCGGCGTCTGGCCGGAAGAGGTGGCGTCCTCGTGACCTGGGGCGGGTTTTTCCTGCCGCACACGGTCTCGGTGCGTGCTCTCACATCTTCGGGCGGCATGGGCAGCACGTATGCTGCCGCGGTCCCGTTCGCGGCTGAGGTGCGCGACGAGCAGCGTCTCGTGCTCAACTCCGCCGGGGCTGAGGTCGTCTCGTCGTCGCAGGTCACGGTACCGCTTGATCCTATGGTTCCCCTCGGCTCGCTCGTCACCGTGTGGCCTGGCACCAGTCGGGAGCGTGAGGCGGAAGTACTCGCGGTCAGCGCCAACGACAACAGCGACGCCGCTGACCTTGATTCGTTCCTGGTGCTGTCGCTTATCTGATTATTTCCAGTTCGAGTCCAACGGCCTGTTCGTCGTGTCCCAGAGGAACAACTCGTAATCGGTCTGAATCACCCTGAGATTATCGTCATGCTTTACCGAGTCACCATCGGGAACGTAGGGGCTGATCATCAGCAGCGTCACTTGCTCGTGCGTGGGCACGGCGTATATCGCCTTCGCGATTCTGTTACCCACGGCGACTAGCTCGTCGCGCATCAGGGGATCACTGCAAACACGAACGACGACCTCGAACGTTCCAGGGTCATCGGTCGAAGTAATCACCTGGACCTCAATCTTTAGCGTGACGTTTTCTGGCAGCTCTGCGTTCTGTGCCGCCGTAATAATTTCTTCAGCTCCAGCCGGAGGAGTCAATAGTGGTTCGTCCGGGAAGTAGCTTGCGCACGGCTCGCCTGCAGGCTCCTCCGTTGGCTCGGGTGTGACCTCGCTGGAACGCGCGGGATCTGGCGCACTCGGTCCGCCTGACTGTGGCCTTTCCCCCTCGGCAGTTGAACAGGCTGACAGAGACAGGGCACCCAGAAGCGCCGCAACAAGAAGAAGTTTGCGCATGTCCACACACGCTACCGGAAGGAAACCCCCATGCAAATGAATGTGCCGATCCTCTCCACCCTTGAGAAGGCAGCTCAGGTCGGTTTACGGGCGGCTGGTCGTGCGGTGTTGAAGCGTGCACGAAAGCTGAGCCCGACCGACTCGGGCGAATCGGATAAGTCCGGGTTTGTCAGGATAGACGACCTCACCTTGCAGGTTGGGTTCACGTCCTACATATCGCGGCTGCAGCACGAGAACCTCGACTGGCAGCACGAGAACGGCGAGATGGCGAAGTTCCTCGAGATCGGGGCCGACGAGATTGATATCGGTCGTATCGTCGCGGAGAAGGTGCGGGCATCCCTTGGATGACGTCGCCCTCACGAAGCTGATCTGCACCGAGCTCGGCACCATAGCCGGGTGGGCGTGGCACGAGAACGGCCCGGAGTACACGGCCGACGAGGTCGGGATCTTCTACGGCGCGATTGGCCCACTGCCCGACCGGGCGGTCGGTGTCCGTGTGTACGGCACCAACGACGAGCGCCATCTCGGATGGCGGCGCGTGCAGCTTCGGCTGCGTGGTGATCCTGGCCGACCCGATGGTGCCGACGAACTCGCGGGCATCGCATTCGAGGTCTTACAGGGATTCTCCCGCAGGGGAGGGATTAGCGGCATCAGTCGTCAGTCCATGTCACCTGCGGGCACCGACGACAACCGGCGAGAAGAACGCACCGAGAACTATTTGGTCTTGCTGGATAACCCCGAAGCACTGACCTAACCCCCCTCACCTTGAGGATCAACTCACAACCCAATTTGGAGGCTCTTTCATGAGCAATGCAGTTACCCTTCCCGCTGGCTCGACGCTCGGTAAGAGCTTTGAGTACGGCATCGATGTCAACCTCGGCACGTTCGCCGCGCCTGTCTGGCAGCCCGTCCGTCGGATCAGCGGTTTCCAGCCGTCGCCGACACCGACCACTGTCAATGCTCAGAGCTACGACGACCTGGGCGCCGCGAACGCGGACGTGACCGGTTGGTCGATCGCTCACGCGTTTAACGTTCAGGTGAACCGGTCGACCGCGACTGGCTTGTACCTGCCCGAGATTGAGGCGATCCTCGCGCGCACGAAGCCGACCGCTAAGGGCGAGTCGGCCGTACTTGACGTCCGCTGGTATCACAAGCCAGAGTCGGGCACACCGAACCCGAACGATGCGGGCCGCGGGTTCATGACGGTCTCCTACTCGCGCCAGAACTCTGGCCCGAACGGTGAGATCGAAATACTGTCGGTGTCCCTCACAGGGAAGGGCACGTACGACGCGATTACCAACCCGTTCGCTGGGTGGGGTGCAGCTGCCCCGACCATCACGTCGATCACCCCGGCTGGCAAGTCGATCGGTGACCAGGTCACCATCACTGGTACCGGGTTCATCGGCACCACCGCGCTCAAGTTCGATGCGATCATCCTGGACGTCGACACGTACACAGTGGTGGGCGATTCGACAATCGTCGCGACGATCCCGCCGACATCTGCCGGCGTCGAGCCCGTCACCGTCACCAACGCGACGGGTATCTCCGCCGCGGTCAACTACACCGTGGTGGCGTAACCCGTGGGTGCTATCGACTTCGGCGAGTGGGTGGCGCCCGACCTTAAGCTCGAGCTGGGGGGGCGCACTTATACGGTGCGTCCTCCCACGGTCGAGGCCGCGAAGATGATCCTCGCGGCGGCGGTGCGTGGCGAGGTGAATCTGGGTCTTGTCACAGGCGAGATCCCCGAAGAGGTGCAGGCGATGCTTGACAGTATCGGTGATGAGCACCCCGCTTTGGGCGATGCGCACGCTGCGATGGTTGCTGACAAGGTACCTGCCGCGACCATTGACCGGGTGGCCTACTACGCGGTGTTCTACTGGGCGCGCGGGCGTGAGTATGCCGACACTCTCGCGAAGCTGCTGTGGCTGCCCCGCGACCTGACCCCTGAGGGGTCGGGTGGTGCTCGCCCAAAAGGCTTGTCACGGCGGAAGATTGGGCCGAGTACGGGATAGGTGAGCCTGACGCTGACGGCTGGTTCCAAGATTACCGGCCGGTCCCTAGCCACCTGAAGCCAGACGCCCCAAGTGTGATGGCGACGCCTGACGCCGCAGAGATTGACGGCTCTCTTTTGGCGCTGGTCACGAACTGGAAGTTAGTGGTCGCGGATCTCGCGTCGGAGTTCGGTCTGGATCTCTATGATCCGGCTGTGCTCGTACGCCCTTGGCCGGGGGTTCGCACGATGATATTCAGCCTATTAGACAGCCCGACGCGTTTACGTGCGGTACTCACCCGGAGGTAACTCATGGCCTTGCGCGCCGCCGAACTCGAAATACTTTTTACGGCAAATACTACGGATATCGACAAGGCGGAGAAGACCGTCAAGGCGACCGGCGAGCGGATCGAGAAGAAGCCGGTCACCAAGAAGATAGACGCGGATGAAAAGGGTGCACTCGCTGGCATGGACCGGGTTGAATCCGCGGCGAAGAAGCTTGTGTCGAAGGACACGTCGCTGAAGCTTGATGCGGATATCGGGCGGGCTGAGAAGAGTTTCGACCGAGCGAAGCAGCGTCTCGCGGATCTTGAGGTGCGTGCGCTCGGCGGGCTGGATGTGACGGCTGATGTGCGGCGTGCCGAGGCAGCCCTGTCGAAGGTCGACCGGCAACTCACTGGGCTGCGCACGGCCAAGACGCAGATCGAGGTTGAGGCGGACACGTCGCAGGCTGAGGCAGCTCTCGATGGCGTCTCCGATGATGCTGGCGATGCTGGTGATGCTGCGGGCGATGAGTTCGGTAAGAACATCGTCGCGGCCCTGGTCTCAATCCCGATCGCTGGTGCCGTCATTGGTATCGGTGTTGCTGCTGGGAAAGCGCTGATCGGTGCGTTCAATGATGGGTTGGCGCAAGAGAAGAATTACGACCGGTTGCAGGCGCTGACTGGTATCGATGAGGCTGATGCGCTGCGTTTGGGTCGTGCTGCGGGTGAGGCGTACTCGAATACTTTCGGGGATTCCATCGAGTCCAATATGGATACCACCCGGCTTGCTCTGCAGTTCGACATCATCGACGCGGACACCTCCACGAGGAGCGCTCAGAAGGTTGTCGAGGGCTTGTCTGGTATTGCTGATGTTCTCGGCGAGGACGTGCGCCCGATCGCTGTGGCGGTCACGACCTTGCTCAGTTCCGGCATGGCAAAATCTGCGAAGAGCGCGTTCGACCTTCTCGCGACCGGCGCCCGTGAGGGTGTGAACCGGGGCGAGGACCTGCTCGATACCTTCACTGAGTACCCGGCTGTGTTCGCACGGCTTGGTCTGTCTGGTGAGGAAGCTCTCGGGCTGATGAGTCAGGGGCTCAAATCGGGTGCACGCAATAGCGACGTCGCCGCGGACGCACTGAAAGAATTCCAGATCCGCGCTACCGACGCTTCGGAGGCTTCGTCTGATGGTTTTACAGCGCTAGGTTTGAACGCCGAGGAAATGACGGCGAAGATTTCGCGTGGTGGGGAGGAGGCCCGCGATGGCCTTGAGCTCGTCCTCAATAAGCTCCGGGAGACCGAAGACCCTGTGGTGCGCAACGCGGCCGCTGTGGCGCTGTTCGGCACGAAGGCTGAGGACCTCGGTGAGGCACTGTTCGCAATGGACCTGTCGACCGCTGTCGACCAGCTCAATGGTGTGACCGGGGCAGCGCAAACAATGTTTGACACCCTTACCGATAACGACGCGTCGAAGCTTGAGCAGGCGCAACGGAACATTGAGGTCGCGACCGATGGCATGAAGGGTGCGCTAGCTGCGGCTTTCGCCGACCCGCTCGGGGAGGCGGCCGATTGGATCTCGGCGAACCGTGGGCCGATGCTTCAGTTCTTCCAAGATTTGGTGAACGGCGCGCTGGACTTCGGTCACACATTGATCGATGCTGCCGCCGATGGGGCGGAAAGCTTCGGCGTACTCGTGTCAGGACCGCTCGCGGACGTGCTTGAGATCGTGGGGCGGACCAGGGCGATCATCACCGGCGACTACGACAGTGGCATCAGCGACATAGTCGATGACATGCGCGGGTTCAAGGATGAGTCGGCGGACGCTGCGGACACCATCCGTCGACTGCACGGCACCCTCGATAAGACTTCTGACACGTTCAACGGGTTTATGGACGGTGCGACCGCTATGGGGTTCCTCAACGACGCCTCATTGCGTCTCGCCGGCGCAATCGACGATGTCGGTGTCAGCGCTGATGGGCTCGAGCATGGCCTTGACGGCATCGACCTGGCGAACATCCGCGCGTCCGATTCGGGCAAGTTGCTTGAGGATCAGGTGCGCAACTCTATCGCGGCCATGGGCGAAGAGGTCACGGCCGCGGCCACTGCAGGCGAGAGCCAGGATGAGCTCACGGCGCGCTATAACGCTTCGAAGGATGCCC